CTGTAGCACCTAGCCCAGCAGCACCTGTAGCACCTAGCCCAGCAGCACCTGTAGCACCTAGCCCAGCAGCACCTGTAGCACCTAGCCCAGCAGCACCTGTAGCACCTAGCCCAGCAGCACCTGTAGCACCTAGCCCAGCAGCACCTGTAGCACCTAGCCCAGCAGCACCTGTTGCATCACCAACTGGTGGAACGACAGAGTGTACTTGTGGATATTGTTGGAGATGTAATGTATGTTGCCCTGGACAAAGTTGTGCTTGTTAGTGTATAATGTATAAATAACTATACAAAAGTAGGGAAAATATGTCAGAAGAAAAATCAGTATGGCAAAAATATAAAGAAAGCCTTGGAGATACTAGACCATGGGATCTCATTAACCCTGAAACAGAGTGGGCATCAAAAGAGGTAGCAGAAGAAAGATATTCTATTTGTCAATCCTGTCCAGAACTAATAAAACTAACAAAGCAATGTAAAAAGTGTGGATGTTTTATGTTTGCTAAAACTAAATTACTAAATGCAACTTGTCCACTAGAAAAGTGGTAATATGATTAAAGATGAAATTGCTCCAGGTATTGTTTGTTATAAGAATGTACTAGATGACAATATCATATCTACTTTAATAAAAGATATTGAAGAGGGCGCTGAATCACTAAATGTGGAATGGAATCAGTCTCTGGTAGAGGGCCAAGGCGGTGTTGAAGTAGATACTAAGGCTAGAGATACATCAGTTATAGGTGTACCATATAAAGATTATATAGTTGATGATTTTATGACTTTTAGCGATGCATTTTATGGAAATTTATCTAATATATTTTTTGAAGCATTTAATCCTAGAGAAATAGACTATAGATCAATGTTTTCATGTGAGACTACTTGGCATGATGACTATGGTATTTTAAAATATGGCGTTGGTCAAAAATTTACTAATCATATAGATGACCACAAGAATCATCATAGAAGAATGTCTACAATATTTTACATGAATGATGATTATGAAGGTGGAGAGATAGAGTTTCCAAGATTTAATGTAAGTCATAAACCAGAAAAAAATGAATTAATTATTTTCCCATCAACATATGTATACAATCATTCTGTACTTCCAGTAACTAGTGGAACAAGGTATGCAGTAGTAAGTTGGTTAAGATGATACAGATTAAAGATCCAGTTATTATGGATAAAGTTTTTTCTGAAGAAGAATATTATGAACTTAGTAACTATTTAAAAAATAAACCAAAAAATCCACAAGACTATTCTGATGGTTTTGGAAGGTATTGTTTTAATGACTCACTAATAGACTCTTATGCAGAAAAGTTAATACCAATTGCTAGAAAACAATTTAACAGTGAAAACCTTATTCCATCATATTCTCTTTTTGCACATTATGAAGGAAAGCAGGCAAATCTATACAAGCATATAGATGATAACGCTTGTACCTATACTATAGACTTTTGCGTTTATCAAACAGAGCCATGGGATTTATTTGTAGAAAATAAAGCATATACATTATATCCAAATCAAGCCCTTGCTTATTATGGAAATGATCAGTTGCATTGGAGAGAAAAATTTCCAAACCCAGATTCTGGAAATGTAGCAATGATATTTTTTCATTTTGTTGAACCAGATCACTGGTGGGTACAAAAGGGTCCAGGGTACTTAGATGTAATTCGTAAAACTATAACGGAGGAACAATGGAATCAAAGACAGCAATAGTGTTTGGCGCAGGAGGATTTATTGGAAGTCATCTTGTCAAAAAATTGAAAGAACAAGGTTTTTGGGTTCGTGGTGTAGATCTTAAATATCCAGAATATTGGAAGACGTATGCTGATGATTTTGTAATTGGAGATTTAAGAAATCCAGACGTTGTAAAAAAAGTAATGCCAATAAAATTTGATGAAGTTTATCAATTGGCTGCTGATATGGGTGGAGCAGGGTATATTAACTCTGGCGATAATGATGCAGAAGTTATGGGTAACTCAATATTAATAAATGTTAATGTTTTGAAGCAGGCAGAAATAGTAAGAATTAAGTCTATATTTTTCTCATCTACCGCTTGTGTCTATCCAGAGTATAATCAGATGGATCCAGGAAGTATAAATACAAAAGAAGATTCTGTTTACCCTGCAGCACCAGATACAGAGTATGGCTGGGAAAAACTTTTTAGTGAGCGACTATATCTTGCATATAATAGAAATTATGGTATGAAAAATAAGATAGGAAGATATCACAACGTGTATGGCCCATACGGTACTTGGGATGGCGGTAAAGAAAAGGCACCAGCAGCCATTTGTCGCAAGGTAGCAAAGGCAACAGATGAAATAGAAATCTGGGGTAATGGAGAACAGCATCGCTCATTCTTGTATATAGATGAAGCAGTTAAGGCTACAATAGATTTTTATAGAGAAGAAAACTATTTTGATCCAATCAATATAGGTTCAGAAAGAAATGTTTCTATAAATGAATTAGTAGATATTGTTTGCAATATAGCAGGAAAGCAACTAAATAAAAAGCATATTTCTGGACCACTTGGTGTGCATGCAAGAACGTCTCATAACGAATTAATTACAAAAGTTTTGGGATACAGGCCAAGCGAAGATCTAGAGTATGGTCTGACACAGACCTATAACTGGATAAGCGATCAAATTAAAAATGTCAAATAAAATATTTTTTCAGTTATACAATCCAACTGGAATGATTAATCAGGTTATGAGTTTAGAGTTGGCTGTAGGACTTGCACATGAAACAAAAAAAGATTTAATTGTTCATTATGTAAGTAATGCAGGAGACGATTTATACAACTCTAGAAATGTTCCAATTTTTACACCAAGTAGATGGCATAATGAACAACGAAAAGATTTTACAAATCCAGATCAATTTCCACACCTTTTAGATTTAATAAACTTTAATGAAGATTTAACTTTTATAGATACAAAGATTGATTTTTTTAAACAAGAAGAGTTTGTAATTGATGACACTCTTAATGGGTATTATTACAGTAATGAAAATGAAATATCTGAAAATGAATTATTGTTTGCCGAAGGAAGACAAAGAATTCCACTAGACAAAAATCTTCATCTCAAAAAAACACTTGGATGGTATAGTAGATTCTTTTACAATAGAAGTCAAGAACTAGATAATGCTCTAAAGTCCGTAAAATTTAAAGATGTATATGTAGACTTAGCCAAAAAAATATCTAACTCTTTAGGTTCTTTTCAAGGAATGCATTTAAGGCTTTCAGATCATATCAAAATGTTTGATACAACACAAGGTATGTTTGAGTCTTGGTTAAGCATATATGAAAATAATAAATTGCCAATAGTTGTGTCTACCTGCGAACCAGGAAATAAAATGATACAAGATAATAAGCATAGGTTTATATTGCTTGATGAGTATATAGTCAATAATTTTAGAGATGACTTTATGTCGTTGCCATTTCAGGATGAGGTTGTTTTTGGTTTAATCTGCAATTTGGTTTTGCACGATTCTGTAAATTTTGTTGGTACTTCTGGAAGTACTTATTCAGCCTATATACATAGAGTACGAAATCAAAAGGGCATAGAAACGTGGGACTTTTTTGATAATCCACCAAAAGCAATAGGAAGTCCGTATTCTTGGAATGGATACCCACTAGAAGGCGGTAGGAAGATGTGGTGGAGAGAGTGGCAGGAGTCTAAATTAAAATGATAAAAAGATTAATCTTAAAGTATCGAATGTGGAAAAAACATAGAAAGATTAAAAAGTCTAATCTGATATACTAGTTTTTATGTTTGATGATTTATATATTCCTGGCCCAATACCACATACTGGATATAATAAAAATACTAAGAGCAGAAAGTATAAAGTCAATGATCCAATTATTGCAGCACATGCAGAAATACCTAGGCCAGAATATAGTTACCAATGGAATGATGATGGTCTAAGGTCTATAGACTTTGCACAAAAGCCAAACGTAATTGCTTTGGGTTGTTCTTTAACTTTAGGTCAGGGACTTCCAGAAAATCTAAGATGGTCTAATTTATTGCAAGAAGAATTAGGATATAGCAAACATTTAATAGGGAATATATCATATAGTGGAGCAGCAATAAACAAGTTAGTTTCTAGTTTTTTTGGATTAATAAATAAATATGAGTATATACCAGAAATTGTTATTTGTAATTTTGCAAATTTTGAAAGATTTTATTTTGTTTCTCCAAATGCAGAATATATGCAAGATTGGTATATTAATTACTCACCAAAAAAAACCAAGGTTACGGCACCGTGGAACTATCAAGAAATTTTGCCTTATGAGTGGGTATACTATCAAAATTTAGATCATATAAAAATGCTAGAAACCTTTTGTAATTCACAAGGTATTAAACTTATTTGGAGTACATGGTCAAATGCATTAACAGATTCTAATGAAACATTTTTAAAAAATAATTTTAAAAATTATTTTACAGACACTACTAGGAAACAGTTCCCCATGGATTTTGAATTTGATATTCATGGAGATACAAAAGATAAGTTATTGCCACAATATAAGATGATAAATTGGGATTCTGTAAAATGCCATCAAGAATATTTTGATAATCATATGGATATTTTTGATATGGCATATGACTATCATAAGTTTGCGGGGCCATGGGGTCCAGGATCAAATAGGCCACACCCTGGAATCCATAGACAACTGCACTGGAAAGATATGTATTATAATGAATTAACATCCAGGGGATGGCTATGACAGATATTGTAAAAGAATTTAAGACCATGGATGGGTTAGGTGCAATGCTATGGAAAAAAATATACGCTATGTCATATGCTAAGTACCATAAAAAAATATTTAAGGACACACCTATCGATTGGTTTTTAATTCATAAATCTGATGGTATTGATGGTGAGGATGATCCAAAATATAAAAATTTAATGGATAAGTTTAATAATGTTTTATACAATCCGTGGCAAAATATTAATTTTAATCATATACCATATAAAACTTTATGCAAGAATGTTGGGGCAGGAGCACCCGCTCCAGGCTTTGCAACTACAAACGACGATATTGATTTTTTAAAAGAAGCAATACATTTTAATAAATTTAGTGGCGAAACTCATAACTCTATAGTTATTCACATTAGACGAGGAAATGCTATACCAGAAAATCCAAGGTATGTAGAGGATAAATTTTATGAAAAGGTTTTGTTACAAATATCAGAAATTATAGATAAATGTCAGATGGATAGCCCAGATGTTATTATCTGCACTGATTCTGATGATAATACTTTTACTCCAAGGGGGTATAACCAAGAGCGTATGTGGAGACAGCCACACTTATATCAAAATGAATCTGGAGAGTATCCACACACAAGTATTAACTTTGATTTACTTAAAAAGGCATACCCAAATGTAATAATAAGAAATGACATGGATACATATAGTTCGTTTATTTTTATGTTAACTGCTAAGGTTTTAATAGTTGGAAATTCTGCATTTAGTCAGTCTGCTGGACTTTTATCTACCAATAGCGTTATTGGAATGCCTGCAAAACATGGAATGGATCCAAGGCATAACCACTTTAAAAATAAAGTAGCAGCCCTGGATCCATCTGGTGTTTTATTGTGGGAATCCACCCATTAGTTGCTTTGTTCTTGGAGTAATGCCCTTCCAGGCAATCCAATTTTTACCACCTCTTGACATGTGGAACGCAACTTGAGCATTCAATACTGGATTAAATAACTCATAATTTGACTCTAAATTAAACTTATCTCTACGTTCAGGACCAAGGTCGCCAATCATATTTATTTGAAATAAGCCATAAGAACTATCTCCAGTTCTTTTACTAAGGTTTAACGCCATTGGTCTACCGCCAGATTCTTTTTTAGCAATAGCCCAAGCCTCCCTTAGTTTTTGACCTTCAAAACCTACTAATGCTAATAGATTTTTAAGGTCTTTGTCAGATAGATTTACAGCATTTTTGTATTTTTCTAACTGATCTTCTTTAGCCTTAGAAACACTTTTGGCCACTTGCGTGGCCTCAATAGTCTCTTCAAGCACGATAGTTTTACTATCGTCTAATCGGTTTTCAGAAGCATTAGCCACGTTTGACCAAACTGCAAACATAGCCAATATGCTGAGTGTGCCAATGATGTTCTTATTATTATTCATAAAAGTAATCATAGTTTCCTCCTTAGAAACGGAATGACACCTTGTTAAAGGGTGTCATGTTACTTCCTAGTATAACATGAATTTCAGACCCATGTCAAATATCTTAAAAGTGGTATAATAAGTATATTATGGCAACCAATCAGACATCAGGTCAATTTCAGATAGCATTTCCAAGGTCTACAGACCCAGTAAACGTACACGGAGACCTAGAACAATTGGCGGGAGATGTAAAAGAGTCACTAGAATCTATAGATGTTTCAATTATACAAATAGATGTTAAAAATATTAGTGGTTTGACATTACCTGCAGGCACTCCAGTTTATATATTTAATTATTCAGACACCGTTCCTGGAATAAAACACTATACAGAAGATTTATGGTCGTCTGGCTCAGTAAAGCCAGTATTAGGTTTATTAAAAACATCACTAAGCAATAATGCAATTGGCAAAGTTGTTGTTGCTGGAGTTCTCGCAAATGTAAATACGTCATCGTTTGTTACAGGAGATGTACTATACGTTGGCAGACCAGATGGTGGTTTGACAAAGATAAGGCCAGCAGAGGGTTCTGGTGCAGTAGGAATTGTTGGATATGCACATGCCACAAATGGTGTAATTATTGTTGAGGCAAAAGGCAACGGTACATGGGGAGCATTGAAGGCTGGATTAGCCTAATATGATATAATCAACACATGGCAAATTTTCGTGGATCCGCTTCTTCATATGATATAGGTGAAAAACCACCAACAGTTATTTGGACTGTAGTTCGTGGAGATACATCTGGATTTAAGGTTTATGTTGTTGATGATGCAGGACAACCCTTAATTATTCCAGATTGGACTATTAATATGAAGATTAAGCGTCCAAACAATACAGCAGATCTTGGAATTATTACAGATGATGCCACGCTAATTATGGATTTATATCCAGCAGCAGATGCAGATGATTTGGTTGGAGAGTTTACTGTTTGGCTAACTTCTTCGGAATCTTTTATTTTACAAACTGGAGACATCTTT